TTGGTTTTGAACTGCGATGACCCGCAAAGGGAGGTTTTCCATGAAAAAAATAGGTTATAAACAGAGCTGCAACGGCTATGTGTTAGATAAGCTTCGGCTTCAAAAAACCCTAAGCAAAGGCGTCAGCATCGAAAAAGCTTGCTGGAGCTGTCATTTCTACCTTTTCGGCGTGTGCTGGCTAAATGAAAAAGACAAAGTTGTAAAGTTTGCCCTTGACGGCGTTGAATGGGCAAAACAGGAGTTACATGCCCATTAAAAATAAAGAGGTGGTAATAACAAAATTTGAGGAAAATATTTATCGAGTAATTAAGGAAATTTTAGGAGAGGTTGAAACAGAATGATTTGTGAGAAATGCAGTGAAACCTGCGTTTATGTCGGTTCAACCGTTGGCTGTGCAACAGAGCTGTATGCTTGTCCAAAGTGTAGAAGAGTCTACGCTAATCTACGTTGAGGCATTATATAGTAGATGGCTGGGTGTAAGCGTGGGTAGAAGGGTGGGATTTGAACCGCGGATTGAAGAAGCCCGCATTCACAGGGCTCCTCGTGATTGTCAAAGAGGCCCTCCTTCAAGTTTACGAGCCTATAGAATGTATTGGAAATTTAAGAGGGAGATTGGGTGGGACGGGTGTGGAAGCCTATGTCTATCTCGATTCTCTCCTTCTCCTTCTCTTTCTCCGTTCTGATTTTTCTTTCCCTTTCGGAGCTGAAGCTTGGAGGAATGAGACTGAGAGGAATAAGTATAAAGTATAAAAAACGCTTCTATATATATTGAGAAGAGATGTGAAACAGAGGAAGAAAAAAAAAGAAAGAAGCTCGAACAGTTGCTGATTTCAGAAGGACAGAAAGAAGTGAGGTTTAATGTCGATTAAACCGTTGGATTACTGGCTTAACAAAATTCATTGTGGAAACGCTTTTGAGCTTTTAAAGCAGCTTCCCGCTGAAAGTATAGATATGGCCATTACGTCTCCGCCTTATTGGGGTTTAAGAAAATATAATACGGTTGCTTCTTATGGTTCTACTGACAAAAAAAGAGTTGAAATGTACCTTCAGCAACAATATATATGGTTTAAACAACATTATCCTCAATATGATTATTCAATATCTGATATTTGTTTTTCAAAATTAACAAAGGAATATTTTGGTTCGGTTAAAGCAGATTTTAAAACTGAATTTGATTTTGGAACAGAAAAACATCCACAATCCTATATTAATCATGTAGTTTTGTTTTGTCAATTATTAAAACGTGTGTTAAAACCAACTGGAAGTTTATGGATTAACTTAGGAGACACATATTTTGGGTCATCAAGATGGAGTAAAAGACAACCACGCCGCCGAAAAGAAATTATTCTTTTCGAACAGGTACCTGAAACTAAAAAAGAAGCTTCAGAAGAAATAGAAAATAATGCTTGGCTACAACCTAAACAGAAACTTTTAATTCCAGAAAGAATTGCCATAGCATTACAAAACGAGGGATTTTGTCTAAGAAGTGATATTATCTGGTACAAACCAAATCATTCTCCAAGCAGTGTTAAAGATAGATTAATGTCTAGTTGGGAACACGTTTATTTTTTTGTTAAACAAAAAAGATATTTTTTTGATATGGATGCTATTAGACAACCACATATTTGGGCTAGTAGAGATAAACGTAGTTTAAAAAGGCGAGTGCCTATTCGTTCGGGTAAATCTGTTACTGTTGATGCTCCTTACAGTAGTTTAGCAGTTGGGTATCATCCGCTTGGTAAAGTATCAGAAGATGTTAGCTATGACAATAGTCTGGCAAGAAGAAAAAGTAAATTTTTATTAAGTAAAGAAAAAACTGCGAGTCCTGCAGCTCGCGCATTAAGGACTTTATCTGAGGGAAAATTAACTACGCAAACTAAACAACAATTTCTAGATGTTGGTGCATACCTTAAACAAAAGCGCAAAAAACAAAAAATATCTATTGAAGAATTAGCGGAATTAACTGGGATGCGAGAATCAACGCTTGCACATTACTTTAGAACCGACTTTTCTGGACAGGCTTTGCCAGATAAACAAACATGGGAAGCTTTGAAACCTATTTTGAATCTTGGCAATTATGAAGATTTTATAACAGAAGAAATTAGAAGTGCTTTACCGCAAATTCATCCTTTAGGTAGGGCGCCAGAAGATTTCTGGAGTATATGCACACAACCTTTCAGGGGCGTCCACTTCTCGGTTTTTCCTGGAAAGCTATGTGAAGTGCCAATTAAAGCTACGTGTCCAGAATGGATATGCGATAGATGTGGAAAAATCAAAGCAAAAATAGATTGCGGATGTAATGCTGGTTGGCATACTGGTGTTGTTCTTGACCCATTCTGCGGTAGCGGAACAACCTGTGTGGTTGCCCGCAAATTGCTGAGAAATTTTATCGGGTTTGAACTTAATCCCAGTTATGCGAAAATGGCGAGACAGAGAGTTGCTGCTATTGGGGAGCGGCTAGACCAAATGATAACTTCCTTTCTTGAGGTGGAATGATGGAATTAAGAAGATATAAGCAAATCAATACACTCTACTATAGTGTAGCAATCATTATCGTTTAGCAGAAAAGAGAGCTAGATGATAGAAAGAGGAGTCAACTTTGCCGAATCCTAAGAATCTTTCGTACAAGCATCCTTCCTACAAGTTTAAACGTGCTTGGGCTTGGCCAAAAGAGATAGAGGATTTTATCCAAAATAAAAATCGAGGTTTTTCGCTTCATGTTTGCTCTGGACAGAGCAAGATAGGTGATGTAAAGATTGACCTCTTCACCAATGCGGACATCAAAGCTGATATGTTCCACCTGCCAATAAGAAGGCAAAGCTTTGATACTGTGATTTGCGATCCTCCTTGGAACTTGCCATACCATAAAAGGCATAAGCTGCTCTATGAATTGAGGGACGTTTTAAAACCAGGCGGACAGCTGATCTTTAATGCATTCTGGGTTCCAAGAATTAAGGGATTGAAAATAGAAGAATGGTGGATCGGGGTGTCAAATGCTACATGGCGTAACATTTCTCTCTTGATAATCGCCAGGAAAGTGCAAACCCAATTGGAGGCTTTTATTGAACAGGATTTGCGTGTATTTATTCAGCATGAGAGGCCAAGAGGAGGTGATAAGACATGAGAAAGTTTTCAGTAGGAGAAGCAATCCACATCTGTCATCTATTGAAGACCCCGGTATTTATGCATGTAAACGAGAACGGTCAGCTGGTTAACGCCATCTACCGCTCCTGCAAACGTGAGGACCTGCTGGAGCTGAAGAAAGAGCTAGACCTAGGAGAAATTCGAAAGAGACATTACAGTACAACGAAAGAGATTGACTGGGAGATAGGCAATTTATGGTTCTTTGGAGTGGAGGAATGCCAGATTGTCAGATATGAAGAGCGAGTGGTTCCAGCGCAACCGGAAAAAATCGAGAAGGTGCCGATCTACATTTGTGGGGAAGAAGATAGTCGGTAATAGTCTTAATCTAAACCGAGGAGGTGGAAAGCATGAAGCGAGCATTCACATTATGGTTAGATGAGGAACTAATATCTTCAGTAAAGACTCTAGGTCACTCTGTAAGCAGCATAGTAAACAGCCTTCTGCAAGAGAACCTTCCTCTGATAGATTTAGCTTTATTCGATTTGCAGCCTCTCCTCTTTAGGCAGCAGCTGCTGGAGCAGAGAAATCGGATTTGTATTCAGCAGATAGAGCTGTTGCAGGGAGAAGTTAGAAAGAATGAGGAAGAACTGGCTGTACTGAATGAGAAAATAGGGAAAATCCTGGTGCAGAAAAAGAAAGTAGAAGAGAGCAAGAAATTGGCTATGTTGTACCGAGAAATGAACAACATTATTGAATTTCACAACTACAACGTGGAAGCGTCTTGGGAAGCCTGTCAAGCTCTGCTTGAGCGCTTAGCTGAAGCCGGCAAGGGATTGTCGAAAGAAGCGTTCATCGAGCATTGCGGGAAGATAAAGATTTTGAGGGCCTAAACGTCTTCCTTTCTATGGATATCTACACCATAGTAAACTCTGCCTGCTTCATCCTTTCTCACGTCAATGTCGTGCCCGTCTCTTTGCCATTTTGCAACTGCCCTATACCATTCCGCGTAAGACAGGTTCTTATCAAACTCTGCCTTCACGAAGTCTCGGATTTCCCTAAAGGTGACTATTCTACCAACACATTTATTCAACACAACAAACCATTTCACTTTTGGAAGTCTCTTGGTCTTACCTCTTTCCACCAACTTAAGTTTCATAAACTCCTTTATCTCCAACTTTATTCACCATGCCATGATAAATATGAAGTATCTACTCTATAGTTCTATCTGCTTATAGCTACTTGTACAGTAAGGATTATGTACTATCGTATATTCAATCCTTAACTGAAGGAGGAGAAAATGTATGGAAATTGAGGATTTCCTCGCGCTGGAGCCAGTGCAATTCCGAAAGAGTAAGCGGGCGGGACATCGCTGGCACACACCGCTGGAGAGGTGGAGGATGCGGGTGAAAGCAGAGGTGAAATGGAATAGGCTGATGGACCTTCGATTTCGCGAAGCGTATGATGCGTATGTGATTAAATGGCTAAACTGGGAAACCTATAAATGGTTAAAGAGAACGGATGAATATGCTATTTTGGTGGTCTACAGAGATGAGGCTACTGGCGAAATATGTAGAAGAAGAGTTAAAGTTGATGAGTGGTTTATGGGCGTGCGTAAACCTCGTCCTTTCCTTTTCCTAAAATACAACAGGGGCAGGGGCAGAGTCTCTTATTACCCGAAGAACACGAGGAGCTATGCAGTGAAGAAGGAACAACTGTTTGAGGAGCTTGCAGGGAAAAAATAGGTGTTTGAGAAGTGTTATAAAGTACACATTCGCACTCTATTAGTGAATCTTGAAAGAAGAAAGAGGCATGTTGTATGGCTATGTCAATTGAAGAGTTTAGACGATTGCCTGAGAAGACGAAGGGATTGAAATCTATCGTACCCTGGAACGACGTGGTCAGCGAATTAACTGGAACTGTTTTCTCTTATCACGATGTAAAAGCAATCGTGCTGAAATATAAGAAGAAGTTTACCCACAGTGAACTACATCGGGTTCTAAAACAATTAGAAAAGAAAGGTCATGTTATTGAAGTCAGACAGGATGAAAAGACTAGGAAGACCTGGTACGGCTTAGACTTGGAGCAATAACTCCTAAGAAAAAGCCTTATTGTAACTATCAAATTGCATGGTGATAACCTTGTCTTGGCTGAAAAGGGAAAGACAGATTACCCTTTTTCACATTCAATGCTTTAAATGCAGAAGATGGAACAGTAAGTATTTTAGCAATTGCTGGTATTGTGGTGAACCGCTATGAGTGAAGACGAATATGATATAACTAGCTTTCTACATGAGTTAGCTGAAGTGCTGGGATATAGAGTGGTAGAGAAGCTGGAGGCGTTCCCCACTGATAAGGGGTTTGAGGATAAAACCATCGAAGAACTGATTGGGGAAATCAAGACTCTGCAGGCAAAGGAGAACTCAGGGAAAGCAAAGATAAGAGATTTGATTCAGAAGATAGAAACGCTTGAAAAACAAGAGGGAGTTAGATTTCCCATGTTGTACGCCGCCCTTGAAGTGGGCGAGACAAAAAAAACGAAAACTCTACACTAAAGCCTTGCTGGTGAAAGTCCTGAAGAAATTCGGATTAAAACCTGTGAGAACTCTTCAGCAGAGCCTATACGTGGATTTGCTAGAGGAATAATTTTGTCCATAGATGTTCTGAGGTTTCTGCCCAGAAAGAGGCGAGCAAAGGTTGCTTGGAATAGGGTTCTAGAAGAGATAATTGGCAAGCCTGTCCGAATCAGAGAAGTTATGATGATTGCTGAAAGGCATAGAATAAATCTGGATAAACAACTGTACTACAGCGAGGTTTCTTCTTGGCTCCTTAGGCTTCGTTCAAAGGGCTACTATGTTAGAGTGGAGAAAGACCGTGAAACCAATGCAGTGTATTACACTGTTTCGATGGTCTAAATAGAAATTCGATGTATTGGGGGGTGTGTCTTGGATAGTGAAATAAAGGTAACTTCTCTGGATTCAGCCCTTTGCTACTACTGCAAGAGAAAGGCTAAATATCTCATAGCGTTAGAGTCGGCTTATAACCTGCTCTGTGAGGACTGCGCCGAAAAGGAAGGATATATATTGAAAGAGAAGTCTGAGCCTGAACCCTCTCCTGTAGAAGTGTTTGTCAGCGGCAATGATGAGGGAAGATATGTTGCTCTAGTTAAAGATAGAGCTATTCATGGAACGATTAAAGGAAGGCATATTGAAGCAGAGCATTCCGCGATATTCGCTGGTGTATTAGAAGCGTTGAAGCTTAAAACGAGACACGTGAAAGTGTATTCCGACAGCTCTCTCGTTATCAGACAGTTAAAACACGAATGTGTTATTACAGAGGCAAATCTGAGAGATTCTGCTGTAAGAATTTGGAACTTGATTCAGGGAAGAGCTGTTCCCGTGGAGTTTATTTTAGTGAAGAAGGGAGAAAACAAAGCTAGAAATTACCTGAGAAATCGCGACAGCCAAACGACCGAGAGAGACACGCTAAAGCTTTCTAAAGGAAAGACAGAGAGAGGAAATACCAAAGCTGAAGGTAAAGTGAGTGAGAGTTTAGATATGAATTGAGATGAAATATGGCAGTTGCTGAGTAGAGTTAGGTTGCAAAGAGAAAATGGTACGGTTAATGTTTCTCAGTCATGAAACAGGTCAAATCATACGCGCATTTATTTATTTAACAAAATATCCAGAAGACTCGATTAGCAGAAAGCAAGAGAGAAGTTCAGAAAATAGAGAAAGCCAAAGAACTTGGAGTTGCAACGGAAGTTTGCTAGGAAGGCTATAGATTTACTGAAAATCAAAAAAAAGGATAGCCGTAAATAAAATTAAGTGTAGTATACCTGCTCTCTCTATTGAGAAGTAAGCAAAAGGCACAGACTGTTCCGACAGAGAGAAGGCCTGAATCCCTAGTATTCACACCAGTACAAAAGAGCGGCACAGTCATGCTTAGAGTGGGGCGACACCTATTTCTGTGGTTGAGGCAGTGCCCTCTCTCCTTTCTCCTCCAAAAGCTCTTCACATTCCCATAGAGTTGGGTGCCCAGACACTCTTACATGACTGGCCGTCATGGAACCACGAGAAACCTTTAAATATTGAGAGGTAACACTCGATACGTATGAGATGTATCCTTCTGACCAAACTGTTGTCAAATTCCATTGACTTTCAATATTAAGGAGGTGAAAGCTTGGCTGAAGAGAAGAAAGATGTGTCTGCCACAAGGCTCATAACGAAAGGGGTCATAGGCGGCTTTACCTGGGGATTCGTTCTGTACACGCTTGCTTTGCTTGTAAAAGTTGCTGTTAACACCATAACTGCTCCAGTCTTGCCAGACACTTTTGAGTTAGTCGGACTTGCCATTGGCTTCGGTGGCGGCGTAGTTAAAAATCTGTAAGTAAGCTTTATAGTATAGAAGCTGGGCGGGCGGTCGTTCAGTCCTAGCACTGGTTATAGGCTGTCTTCCTAGCCGCGTCCATTCTAGCCCCCCGCCTAGCTGTACAAACTCTGTACAGGCTGTTTTCGGTTTCTTTTCTCCTTTTTTTTTTTCGTTCACTTACTATCTCTATAATAGGTGATGAGAAATATGTATCAAGACCCGAAAACCCAAGAATTGTTGAGGAAATGGTGTAACAGGTTAGGTATGAGGGAAGAGATGTTGTCCGATGAGCTCTCGAAACTGATTCGGGAAAGCAAGCAAGAAGTGATCGGTCAAACAGACATTTTCTATGAAAAACGTGCTAGAACCATACTTGGCGTTCAGCTAGCGAGCCTGCTCAGAGCAAAAGCAGAACCCTACGTTTGCTATTTCATAGGAGTAGGAAACAGAAGAGACATCAATGAACGTGAGATGGAGAGAAAACGGACGCTTTTCCTCACGGATAGGGAGAAGGCGCTGATGGCTGGCGAGACAGATAGTAAAGGCACGCCGTTAGATACTAGGAAGACTCTGGGCGATAGGCCGAATCCGAGATTTGGCAGACCGCTTCTCAGCTTCTATGTAAAACCTGCGGTTGCCCTGGCTAAACGATGGATGACCAAAGAAATGAAATTAATGCAGCTTGCATTAAAAGGCGAAAAGAGCCAGTTAGAAGTTCCGCTGGAGACGCCTGTTCTAACAAGAGTTAATTTAAAAGGCGAAACACAATATTCTTGGTTATGCTCAAGCTCCACCGTCACTGATTTCAAGTCGCATGAGTTTCCTGAAATAGCAGGTAAAACTACAATTGACGTTCTTAAGTCTGCGCCTGCCGAAATAAGGCCAAACATTTTAGCGTTGGAAGAGTGGCATGAAAACTTCAAAGACGATGTAAACAGACTCTGCATAGTAGAAGCAGAAGTGTTATACAGAAGGACTCAAGTGACGTCAGGCGGCAACTACATAATTGGACTGGGAGACGTTGAAGAAGACATTGAATTCCCCGGCATAACCGCCTTTGTTCCAGCAGCATTCGAGGACAAGTTACACGTGGGAATCGGCACAAGAGTTGTCATAGTCGGCACTACTCGACTGGGAAGGGACCTGTTAACTGGAGAGAGAACCAGAGTCACCCTAGATGTCTACGGTTTTTACCCCATTCCAGAGCTAACCATGAGTGAAGAAAAGGTTTTCATACCTAAACCCGATGAGGAAAATAAAGAATAGCATTCTGAGAGTGGCTGATTTGGCTTGGGACTTAGCGAAGGTTAAGAAGGCTCTTTTCACACCGGAGCAGTTCTTCAAAACCGTGGATGAACTTGAGGAGTTGCATGGTTTGAAAGTGCTTTGCTGGGGCGACTATGGCGTGGGAAAAACATTTTTAGGGCTCACTATGCCCACGCCTCTCTACTGTATAGACACTGAGTTTGGATGTGCAAAAGTGGTGCGTGGAAACTTCAGAGATAAGCTGAACGATGTGAACATCTTTGAGTGTAAGGTTATCAATGAAGAAACAGGCGAGGCGGATTTTGTCCAGAGCTTAGCTCAGATTGAACAGGCGTTAACTTCTCTGAAAGATGTTCAAACCGGCTCTGTTCTGCTAGACAGCATCTCTGACATATACACGTTCCTTAATGCTTGGGTGCTGAAGAGTGCGCCTAAACGAGTGTCAGATAAGAGCGGCAGAGAATTTGTTGAAAGGCTTGCTTGGCAAGAGCGAAATGAGAAGTATTACTTGATGATAATGAGGCTGTTGGCAAGTCCCTTGAATGTTTGTGCAACTGCCAAAGAAGTGCCGCTGTATGGAGCAAGAGGAGAAGAGCTTAGCGGTAAAGGTCCACGTTGGATGGATATGACTCCATACTGGTTCGATGCTGTGGTCCACATTGTAAAGAGTGAAGGCGACAAGTACTTCGGCATAGTGGAGAAGCTGAGGCATAAACGGGTGGTGAATGCTAAAATCCAAGATGTTACCTTTGAGAAGCTCTGCTGGGAAATCTATAGGCAGACAGGCTTAAAAGTTAAAGGCGTGGCGTACAACTAACTGTTCCAGGTGGGTAAAGATGATTTCAATATATAAGCAATGGATTCAAATCGTGGAGTATTTTGAACGGCATCTTGGCGATACGCCGATGTGCAGCTACAGCCAGAACGAATCTGGAGAAGTCAAATGCGACAAGTTTGGACATTTCCTTGACCCCGCTATTTTCCGTGAAAAATGCCTGCTATGCCAACGCACTATATTGAGAACACCAATCGCGGCAATGCTTAAGCGACACTACTGAAAATATTTGGTTTAGGTGCCTACAAGTGGGGTGTGGGCGCGCCACTCGTCCGCGCCTTCTGCCTCTTAATACCACCTCGCCAAACAATACACATCCCAACTGGGCAGAACTTAGAATGATTAAATGAAAGATTGCGGTGATAGAAATGCCAGATGAATCTATGCCCCTGAAGCTGCATAAAAGCCATTTGACAGCTTTCAATCTTTGCCCCAGATATTTTGAGTTTCTATATTTGAAGGGCGGAATTCACACAATCAAAACGTGGCCGTTTGCTCAGGTGGGTGAACAATTTCATGAGTTTGCTAAGAATTTCTTCACTTGGATAGAGAGAGAAGAACTGGAGCGATTGCAGACTCGTGAAGAGGTGCGGTCTTACTTCTCCGCTTTCGTGAAGACGGATGTTCCACTCTTAAGGCAGAACTGCTTGAATTTCTGCGAGTTTGAGACAGAACATTACTTTGCTGTTAAACAGTATGGGTTCAGGTATTTTTTGCCTCTACACATGGAACTTGAGGTCGCCACTGAACAGTTTGAGGGAACAATTGACAGGGTAGACTTGCTCTCAGATAATACGTCGCTAATTTTGGAGTATAAGACTGAGGCTTACTGGAGCCTGCCCAAGCTAAAGCAAGAACTGACCTTTTATGCATTGCTGTACAACTATACTGCGAAGAAGCATCCTTCAACTCACATTGGATGTTACAACAGCCACCTAAATCTCTTCTGGGTGGATAAGATCTCGCTTCGCACAGCGGAAAAGGTGGAGAGACAAATATTACAAGTGCTAGACTGTATCAAAGAAGAGAGTTTTGAGAAGAAGATAACGGGATTCTGTAGATTCTGTCCGCTGTCTAGGGAGTGCTTGTATGGAGGTAGCTTGGATAAAGGATGAGGATGAATGGCGCATCCTAGGTTTCTCTTGTGGGTGTATTATTGTGAGGGAGAAAAATTCGCCTATCTGTCACGTTATGTATTGTCCGCAATGTTGGAAAAGCGCTCAAGACAGACCCATGACACAGGCTCAGATAGAGCTGCGCTCCAAGTTTATCGGGTATTATGCAGCAAAGAAATGGCAAGAATCTTGGCGGAACTTTGAAAGGATAAGTTTTATTGAAGCAACCATGAAAGAATAAGCTTTCTAGGAGGTGGAGTATATAAAGAAAATATACAGAACCAGCTTTGAAGCTTCCCATTATGTGCCCTATCATCCCAAGTGTAGTCGATTTCAGACCCGCCAAGACGGGCTGACGACATTACACGACCATGAGTACAAGGTTACAGTTCTGCTGAAACAAGATTTCTTTATAGATTTCTATGATATTAAGGAGCAGGTAGACGGTATCGTAGCACAATATGACCATGAGAACCTAGGACCTGTGTCTAGCGAAATGCTGGCTTTGAAAATCGGTAGGGCAATTAAACAAGCTCTCAAACTCGGTGATGATTCGGTGACTGTTTGCTTATATGAGACAGAGAAGTTCGGGGTTGAAGTTACAGTGTGAGAGGCTACATCAGCGGGTTCTCCGATTTCACGTTAGAAAAGGCGTACAGATAGAACCGCTCTGCACTTATAGGTTTCTTGAGAGGTGAAGGTTTGAAAACAAAGTTACACGTTAGCTTTGTATTTGAAGGTGAGCATTGCTATCCGCAAGCGATACGGGAAGACATTCGCAAACTTCACACCCACTATTTTCTAGCTACGGTGTACTTTCCTGTAAGAGAACTTTCAAGAGAAGTGGAACTTCTCGACTTTCGAGATGAACTAAAGGCGAAAGTCACAGAAAAGTTTGGAGGCAAGTTTGGCAGCATGTCCTGTGAAGAAATAGCTGTTGAAATTGCACAGTTGGTTTGGAGCCTGATTAGGAGGAGGGTAACAGTGACGGTAAGCGAGGAAATGTGTGGAGCAACGGTTAGCCTGTCTAATGGAGAGTTAGAGCGACTTGTTAAAGGTAGACAGCAGAGAAAGCAACAGAGTGATTGAAATCCTTCAGCAATTGGCCACAGTGAGGATAGAGACTTTGCCCATCGGAGACATAGAAAGTGGAAAAGCTATTGTTGAGCATAAGACGTTATCTGACTTTATCTCCAGCTTAGTCAATGGAAGATTAGATTCGCAGTTGGCGAGGCTGGCAGTTCAGCCAAAGCATGCTTGGCTGGTGATTGACGGAATCCCATCTGAATATGAACGTAATTTTCCCAAGAACATCAACTGGAAAGCGGTCCTCGGAGCAATCGCCTCAGTTTCTGTGAGATATGGCGTGAGCGTTCTGTGGCTGCCTGAACTAAGGCAAGCAATGTATGTCGCTGTTAGAATCTGTGAGAAAGCTGATGCGGAAAAGATAGGAATTCCCAGAAGAGTGAGGCTTCCTATCAAAACCCTCAATCCAGCTGTTAATGTAGTCAGTAGAGCTCTTCAGATTCCTACTTCTGTCGCAGAAGAATTACTGGCACGATATCAATCGCCCAGGACTGTTTTCTCCTTAAAGAAGGAGGATTTTCTGAGAATCAAAGGGATTGGAAGTGTCAGAGCAACTAGGATAGTTTCTCTGCTGGATAACAAATACTTGAGGGAGAGCAATGTCTGATGTGTTACGTTTAGTGGTGGATGAAATGCAAGCTAGGGGTGTTGCTAAAACAGAAAAGTACATTCCATTCTTTGTCTCCAGCATAGGAGCGCACTTGCTGAATATTCGAAACTGGAGCAAGACAATAATGTATGAGGGAGGCTTACCGTATGACTTTCGCAGCCACATCTTCTTTGTTAGCCCAAGTGGATTCTCAAAGAGCTTCTTCCAGCATCAATTCCTATTGCCCACCGTTGGGCTTCTGGAGCATACTTTGATAGACCATAAGTATCTTGGGTATGTAACTGAAGCTGGCTGGGTCGGCACGGTCAGATTCGTGAATGGAAATCAGATAGTGGTGCCTGGCATATGCCTAGAACATCGCTATGCAGTGCTTGGCTGTGAAGAGTTTTCTGCATTGTCTAATGCAATGAAGGCGCAATACTCCCAGCAGCTAGACACCAGCTTGCTAACAAGTCTTGACAGAGGATTAGTTCAGAAGAGACTGGGTGCAGGAGAAATCTCTGAGCAGACACATGTTACTCTCTGGGCTGGCACTCAGCCTGCAAGGTTTGATTTAACGTCTGGGCTTGGGAGGCGCTTCCTCTTCCTCCTCTTTATTCCCACGAGAGAGGACGTTGAGATGATGAAGGAAGCGAGAAGGAAGGCTCTTGGTCTAGCCTATGAAGAAGAAAGAGTTAAGATTATCCGAGAAGGTTTCAATGAGAAGCAGAAAGAAGCGGAAAGGATTGAAGAGGTTCTCTTCTCCCCAGATGTGTACGACTATTTGGATAAGTTCAGAATCGCCCATTATGAGGAGCCGTTATATGAACGATTCTTAGCCGGTTATACGTTTATGAGAAAGGATATTGAACGTGTCCTCACAGTTGAACTAGATGATGTTTCAAAAAGAATGATTGAGCTAGAGTCCGAATGGAGATACGCTGCACAGAAAGGAGCTCAATCCGCCCAGATTGAAGCAATAGTGAGAGATTACGGAGGCAAGCTACAGATTAATCAGCTGAGAGAAGCCATGTTAACGTTTGGATATGACTTTGTAACCAGCTCAAACCTAATCTATGACTTGATTAGGATTAGGGTGTTGAGGTATAATGATGGATATGTTGAGGTTGGCTGAGAGTTGAAGAAAAGGTTTCCCTTAACTGTCAATTGGCCGCTATTCCAGCAGACTCTCGGCTTTTCTACCTATGCATGTGAGGAGTGTGTCCCCAAACGTTAAATCTTGTCCACATTCCAGCACTGCCTTGCTCGTCTATTGGATAGACAAATACTTTTAACGTGTGTCCTTTTACGTTCCTTGGGATTGCAATCATACAATTTACTCCAATCTCAGTGGTGCCTCCAATATCTTTTACTCCTCTCACCGCATTAAAGGGACATAATGTATTGGTAGAACTTGGGTACCATACGCCTGTAGTTTCATCTTTAACCGCGGTGTACAATCGAATGCCGAATCCAGCATCAGCTACAGTTGAGTAAATGTTATGGCATATATGGCATATAAGCAACTCATGGTCGTCTGCTGGAACTACAACTGATGCTCCTGTATCCATCCAAGCACCAGGAACGATGGCAAATCCAGCTCCTGAATGTCCTCCTGCTGCTGCTACTATCTCGGCTGTTGGCGCTGCAGCTCGCAGTTCACTTATCCTTACAGCATCATGAAAAATAGTTGTTGCCGCTGCAGGCTCCCAGACTTGAAAATAACAGACTAGATATCTAGCAGTGGAGGGAGAGATAAACTCACCTTTGTATTCCGCCCAGGTTGCTGAGATAGAGCCTGTTAGAGTGTTTGTTGAAATGTAAGTGCCTGTTCTATCATACCAGTCTAACGCAAGAATAGGATTTATTCCACTTCCCTTTGCCCAGTAAGAGGCAAAGTATTTACGTCCTCCCTCAACAATTAGTCTTTGAATGATACCAACTGCTACGCCGTTTGCTGTCCCCGCACTTGCAGATAGTTTTAGGCTTTTTCCTCCAATCTTTGAATCTGTAGTGTCTAGAGTGGCAGCTCCATCACCTTTTTGTGAACTGACCCTCCAGCCGTCTGGTATTCCATTAGCATCTCTGTCTTCTTCAAAGGAGTTATTTATAAGCAAATCTTCAAGAGTGACAGATGCAGATGTGAAAAAGTCAAGTCTCACCCATTTAGTTCCGTCATATCTAAAGAACTGTTCTTGGTCTGTTCTATAGAATAAGTCGCCTGATACTTTGTCTGTTGGAAATGCGGTTCCCTGTCTTGCAATGGTTACTAGAGGTCTCCAAGCTGAACCATCCCAATAGAAAGTTTGCTCATATCCTGAGTGATAGAAGGTGTCGCCTACGAATCTAGCGGTTGGAAATGTTGTGCCCCATTGCATTGTGCGTAAAACTTCTTTCCAGCTGGTTCCATCATACCTGAAAAGAGAGTTTAAATCTGTTCTGAAGAAGAAGTCTCCCACTGTAGCTGCTGGAAAAGCAGTTCCATGTCCACTTAAGTGATGAATTACTTTCCACGCTGTTCCATCCCATCTCTTCAACTGGTTAGCAGAAGTATCAAACCAGATGTCGCCTATCATCTTAGCCGGCGGAGCTGAATCACCTATAGCTGACAATGGAAACGAATAATCTTCAAATTGGGGAAGGCTGTCTCCATAGACTACTTGCCAACCATCAGCGAATCCCACTCCAGTTGGGGTGCTATCCCAATAGAACCTTAGTCTAATGAAGACAGTGCCTGCCGGTAAATCATCTGTATTCTCTATGAGTGTCCTCATTACCTGTCGCCAATCTGTAACAGCATTCAGCGTTGCTATCACCCTACAAGCTAACCAAGCTTTTGCTGCGTCATAGCAATCGTAACATGCCACAAGAACTCCTGCAGTAAGAGAGGTTATTTTCAGCCATGCTGCAACAGTAAGTCTCTTACAGCCTTTTACATACATAAAATCGCTCATACTGCTGGTTATTGTACTTCCAGTAGCCACTAATTTAGCACTGTATACTCCGAATCTTGCTTGTTCGCTAGATTGCGTTTCAGGACCTCCCCAATCTCCGAATTCATAGCTTGGATTTCTGCAGAGATTTTGTGTTCCGCCACCCATCCCCAGCTCGTAAGAGCCTAAAAACTTGGAAGTGTTTATCTGCCTAATAGTCCAGAATTGAGGCTTAATTAGTACTGTCTGGGTAACAAAACAGTCTACTATCCAGGGTCCAGCTGAGCTTAGAGTGCCGCCTATTATAGTTAGGGTTTTCAAATGATTGGTTGTTGTCTCACTTTTCACAACCGCTTTATTATCGGCTAAGCAGTAACAGTTGTCAAACATTAAGTGGCGGGCTTCTCCAGGACCTTCCTGAATGACTACTACTGGAACGTTTACCTGATTAGGAAATGAGACCCCCTCAAACCATACTCCAAAGAATTTAGTGTCAACCACTTGTCCATTTGGTTTCATGATAAAACAAGCCGTAGCAGAATCATGTGGAGTGACAATGGCTCCTCCGAATATCTTAAGTTCACCTCCTCCTTGTCTAACTGCTGCAACTTTAAACCTAGAAAGCCGTTTTATTTTGAGAGTGTTTTGCCCATCTGATTTGTCGAGTAAGATACAGAATTGAGGAGGGCTTGTGTCATATCCGTCTAAAACGATATTCTCTGTGTCAACTTCACTATTATAAGTCAAATCTAACAGGCAGGAGTTCGCAACGTCCCGTCCCCCAGTAACTCTAATGTCTCTTAGGACATTGTCTGTACAATAGCCAGATGTCCAGCTTAAGTCAACCACCTTTGTCGCATCCACATCGCCATTGATAGTTCCTTTTCCTTCAATGGTGATGTGATGTTTTCCTCTACCGTCCAACAATCTGTCAAGTGCTGCAGTGGCTCTAATCTCAGCGCCCTCATCAACATGAATGGTCAAATAATTTTTCAGCGTAATAGTCCCAGAACATTCATACAACCCTTTTGTAAAGAGAATCGAGCTGCAATCAGCATCCGCTATGGTATTGTTTATCACTGTTGATGCAAATTTCCCTTGATATTTAACTAGTCCCTGTCTATACGAGAAATATTTTATTCCAACCCTGCATATAATGAAGGAATAAGCTTGTTGTACAGGTGTTTGTCCCATAGCCAAAGGGTAAATTCCTAGTTCTTCATACTGTTTCATTTTCTCTAAGTATCTCTCAGTTAACACTTCCTGTCTATCCACTTCTATCTCAGATAATTCAATTTTTTTCACAGTTCTCCATATTCGATAAGGACCAACTAAAGCGAGAGAAGGTTTATTCAGAACAACGGAATAGCCTGGGTATAAGTTATAAGCATCTGTTATCTTGACTGGAAGTTTTACACCGCTAGATTCTTTGTTTAAGTCTGCTAGTCTGCGTTCAGCTAGTGCATTCAGCGTGTCGACAGTAGTGGCTTTCTTTTCAGTGAAAGTAGCAACCTTAGCTCCTGTGCCAGCGCTTCCCTCGATTTCATTACCATCCGCATCTACTCCTCGAATTATCACTCTATCTCTACGCTTGCTTCTGTCAATGCCTCTGCTCGGGTAGGCAATCACTCCTGGTTCATATATGCTCTTTATTTCCTCTGGGGATAGGGCTCGGTTGAAAATGCGAATCTCCTCGATAATCCCATCGAGAAATCTTCCTACATCCTCATGTGCAATCCTTAAAACTACATCGTTTACTGCAGGTGTTTTTGTCACAGTAGTAATTTCTGTTATAATTTTTCCATTCTTATAGCCTCTCCATTCTCCAGGTTTATAAGTTTGGGCAAGATGTATCCATTCACCCGCGACTAAAGTGTTTGGTGGCATGTCAGCCTCAGAAGTTCTTGTTCCATCTGTCCATAGAATCGACATGTGAACGGCACCATTAGCTTTACCAAGCATCTCGAAATTTTCAGCTACATCATTCCCTTTTACTACAAAGGCGTTGAAATCCTTTAGTACATTTACTTTAACCCAAAACATAACTGTAAACCTGGTAAGGTCGAGCGAAGGAGAATCTGGTACAGTAATATGGTCATCGACGCCATCGAAGCTGAGAGCCGCACCGTATTTTCCTTCAACCCACTCAGGTCTGTCATCAACGAATACAGCATCATACAGCCTATAGAAGGCAACGGTATCAGCAGCCACAAATTCCCAGGTAATCCTATCAATCACTGTTAAATCTGGAGCTGTCACTGACTGCCCATCATATGCTGTTAGGAGCTTCTTATGCCTAGCCCACTCTCCAGCACTGAAAGTTAGATTCCAATATCCCCAGTTTCCAGCAGTATCATAGATATAGACCCGGGTTGAAGTGAAGGCGGTGTTTGGTCTATCGCATTTAAGCCAGAAGATTAGATGTTTTTTCGCGGATATATTCCAAGAGCCTGCTGGATTATAAGCGGTGGTATAGTTTGTACCTGCTGCTGGCGTGGCAACAGTGTCCTTAACAGCGTAGCTTCCCTCAACTCTATCTGTATCCAATGCTAGAGAAGTTCCGGTCCAGTTGGTGTATGATTCACAGAGAGATATCTCAAGGGGAGTAGGATAGAGAGTTCCGTTGTTATCTTTTCCGCTCTGGTCATAAACGATATTTCCTGACCCTTCATCCATTGGCAGCTCTAGAACTGTGCCACCACGCTTATCTCCAATGTTAAATCTGGGTGTGCCAGCTGCATCGTAATCGCTCCAGAAGTCCTTATTAGTGACGTCTGAAAGGAACACTGCAGCATCAAGGCATAGTGCCCTCTTAAACCTGACGGAGATGACAGTGGTAGGGCATTCTCCCGCGGTGACGCCTGCAGCTGAGCAAATTGCTGAGAGAATTGTGTTAGCCGCAGTGTTGATGTATTCTCCTGTGAAGTCTTTCGCTTTCATTCTTTCGTAACACTCATTATAACAGACGCAATCAATTATGTCTTCTCCATAGACTGGAGCATACAGCATTCCAGTCCAAAGAACAGTAGCGTTAAACTTCACCCTCACTCTCTTATCTGTCTCAACAAAAGTCCGGTTACCACTTGTATTTGGCAGTCTGAATGTTAGCTCTTCATGTCCATTTAGTTCTTCACTTAATTTGACTAGGATGGCGTCTGGCTTTCCCGTCCAAGCAGCTCCATCCCAATACTCTATGGTCCAGCCCATTATAACACCATGTATTCTTTACCTTTCCATAGTACCATTTTGTAGTAGAAGGCTCTAACTACTCCACTTCTCTCTTCATAGGAGAAAGATTCTAGTAGCCAGTCTCCATCATACCTCGTGTCAGGTGCTGATACAGCCACCACTGTATGAACTCTGTTTCGAAAGGGAATGATATATGTTGTCTCCAAGTGAGCCTTGCCTTGCCCAGCCTCTGCAAAGATTCCCTCTATCTCTAGCACTCTTGCTTTATCCCCTATGCTTAGAATGATAGGTAAATCACCTGGAAATGTTGCTGCTTTAACCTCTGCTGGATATCTATCAATTACTCTGGAAGGAGCAAAAGGCAGAGTAATCCCAGCTATTATCCAGCTCATTAAGTGCGCCTCCTCAACGCCTCAGCTATGCCCTTGTTTGCAGCTTCTCTTACCAAGTCAAGGTCAGCTACACCTGTTACTGTGCCAATTGAGATTGTTGAGTAAATGGTTATCTCTTGTCGAGCTTCAGGACCGCCGCCTGGGCTTCCGGCACCTATCTCGACTCCTCTCAAACCTTTTAAGCCTTCTCCTAACCTTGTCACATCTTCTGTTAACCCTCTTGTTTGCTCTTCCACAGTGTCTAGAGTCTCTCCAAATCTTTTAGCCATCGGAATCGCATGTCTAAAACAGAGTGCTGCTAAAGCACCGCCTAGCCAACTAACTGCCCCTGCTACTCCACCTACAATTTTTTCTACCACTCCCCCCACTCTCTCGAATGCTTCCGCAGCTGCAACTAAAACCATGATAGAGCTTGCTAGCGCTGTGATTCCTGTTGCAAGAGCAAATAAGCCTGCTGACGCGCCGATTAACCCAAACATAGCTGGAATCAGCGTTAAGCCAGCTGCAGCGATAGCTGTTAAACCTGCTGCTGCTACAAAGAGGCTTGGAATAGCTGGTGAGAGAGTTAGGAGACTCGCCAACAGAAGGATTAATCCTTCACTAGCCATTTTCACTCCTATTCCAGCCATTAGGAAAGCTGCTCCAACCGCTAGGGCTGCTGCTGCTAATGCGAGAATTATTGGTATCACTGGCATAGCAAGTGCCCCTGCTGTTCCCATTGCTGTTCCAACAGCAACTAAGGCTGGGCTAACAACAGCACCCACTCCTCCGAGAGCAGCTAGGGCAATAGTGGCAAGCTTGAATGTAACTAGGCCAACTGTGAATGCTGCTGCTACCGCTGCTATTAAGGCTGGTATCGGACCTATTGTTCCTTCTAACCATTTAAACACGGCTACAGCCGCTGTTATCGCAGCTACCACTGCGATGAGAATGGGTAACAAAGGTGCTAAAGCTGTTGTTGCCAACCAGCTTAGCAAAGAGCCTGCTGCCATCAAAGCTGGGCTTAAGAAGTATAAAGCTGTACCGATTGCTATTAAGATTGGTGACAGACCTGCTGCTAATCCGATGAAATAGGCTAAATGAGGGAGAATAGGCTCTATCACGCCTAACAGCCAGACTATCCCACCTACAACATCTAAAATGCCCCTTACGAAGGATTCTAAGGCAGGGATACCAACTCGCTCAATTAGTCCCGAGATTTCAGCCAATACTTTGTTAATGCTTTCGAAAAGCGGCAACAGAACAGGCTCGGCCCTCTCAGCCATACGCAGCATTGTCTCTCCTAAACGAACAAGTCCGCCAGTGAGCTTGGAAACTGCTACTGCTGCTAGGTAAACCAGAGCAGTCTGTAGCAGAGCTAAGATTGATTGAAGAGTCATTCCAGCCTCAGGCAGTTTCCCCATTACTTTCAGCATAAACTCCTGTGCTTCAGCTGATAAGTAGCCTCTGCTTGCTAAGAAGCCAAGAGCGAAGGCTGTGTCTACTAGCGTCCTTTCCCAGTCTTTGAGAAGACTGATTCCTCTCCGAATTGGGTCGGTAAACCACCTAAGCACAATTCTACCTATCATCACCAGTCTGTAAGCTAGCCATCCCACTCTCATTCCAGCTCTGAAGAGGGCTCTGCCGAATAGCTCTAGCCTCTTGCGACCTTCCTCAGCTTTTCTACTCTGCATATCCAATGATGCGGTTAGCATGCGGAAGCCCGGGTCTAACTGTCCCGCTTTCACTCTAGTTTGCCAATAGGCTTCTTGCATTCCTCGAAAAACCGCATCTTGTTCTCTTCCTTTTATTCCAAGCTTGCCCAGCATCATAGTGGTTCTTGCGAAAGACCCGTATAAATCGTCAAGCTTTCTTCTAACGTGAACCGGAACCTCTGGGTTTTCCTCTAACCATGTAAGTAATAGCTGATGTCTTGTCTCAGCCAACAGTCTTCCCTCTAAATCTTCTACGCTTTGCTCTAATCTTATCTGTTAGCGCTTCAGGATACAGCTCTTTGTTCACTTCAGATAGAATCGCTCCATCTAATAGTAATCTTTCTAAAGAGTCTTCTCCGCATTCTAGGATATCTGTCGGGCGTATTCCCAGCTGGATTCCTATGTGTCCCGCTGCTCTGGCTAGAGGCGTTTTAGCGAAAGGACCTCCTCTGCTCCTCTTTTTCCTTAGAAAAGCCTGCCAGAGACATGATAGCGTCTAGGAGAGCATGCTGGTCTTCAAAATCGATCTCGTCAACGTGAAGCATGGTTTCACAGTTTACCTCTGAGGTGAGTTTGGGCTCTACCACACAATCAATCAGAATATCGGTGAGTGCTTCAGCAACCCGCTTTGGACCTTGCTCTGACTTGATTAAGTCCATGTACCTCTGTTTCATCAAATTAATGTCTTCTGAAGGTTCAATGTTTAAAACTGCCATGAATTTCATCAGTCTTTCAGCATTCGGCTTCCTGACAGTGAACACTGGATGGGTTCCGTCTTCTAGGGTGCTGGGAAGCTCAACCTTGAAGAGTTTGCTTTTTCTGTATCGTTCCACTAGGGACATTCTATCACCTAATATGCTGTATCCTTATTGAATAGTTCCACTCTGCTGTCAGCGTGCCTCATAGCCTTGAAAGAAAATGTTTGTGTGAGCCTTTCCCTCCTGCTCACTGTTGAAGGCTGCTCGGTAAGTATGACAGTGGGCAGTGTTACATTTACTTCATAGTTAGGTTTATCAGTGACTCCGGTAGGCTCTCCCACTAGCTTAAGAATCATACCGACCGTTGCTGCTTCTTCTTGGGGTTCAGTAGCAGCTGCTGCTCCGTAAAACCTTTGCCTCATTGCCCAGCTCTCAAACTTTAGCTCAACCTCTCCTGTGATAGCAGCTCCTTCTAAGAGGATAAGAGGCAATTTTCTACTTCCCACCTCGTGTATATCATCGGGTATTTCATTCTCTATCCTGGCTGAAAAAGCCTCAACTCTTGCCAATACCGTTCCAGAGGGAAGCTCTACTGCACCATCATGGAATACGAATGGACGTAGAGTTGATAGTGTTCCCATTGTAGGAGCTGTCGCTAAGTCTTCCCAAGCATATAGCAAGTCGAGGTCACAGGTGACTAATTCTCTTGCTGGTGCTTCTAAAGTCAGTCCTCTAATCAGTGACCCTATTAAGAATCGACTATTAAGACCTGTGATTCCTCTGTTATCTGAGAGAGTGAAGCTTTTGATAGCATCTGCTATTTTAAAAGTGTGTTTGTACATTACAGTGACTCCAATCTGAGTAGACGTAACGCTTCCGAATGCCCATTTCAAAAAGTGACCGATTGTGTCCGGTCTAGCAAA